ATTTGTATTGATCATATTAAGTGCTCCGATAGTAGTGCTCGCTTGGGCGGTCATAAGCGATGATCCCGAAGCAATGGATAAAGTAAAATTATTCTTTGAATATTTTTCAACGCTGCCTTCATGGTTCACTAATCTTTGGATTTTAGTCGTAGCTAGTATTTTTGGAATAAAAGGAACACAGATATTTAGAAACGGTAAAAAATAATGTCCGACACACTGCTGGTTTACAACTTGTGTGGGATTATGAAAGATAATATTTCTAAATGGCAAGAAAACATAGACGCGTTCTTAAGAAATAAACATGAGTTCGATCTATGTATCTCAGCTTGTAATGTAAGCGAACCATCAAAAAAATCTTTAAAAGAAAAATACAAAGGTCATAAAATAACATTTATAGAAGATGTTTTACCAGTAAATGTTACCTTTAATTTTAATTGTAAACTTTATCCAGATTATAAATATTATGTTTACACAGCATCAGATGTAAATCCTAACCATCACAAAAATTACATTACAAAAATAAAAAATTTTCATATTAAAAATAATAATGCCATGACTGGTGTTTTTGTTAGTGGTGATTGTTTACCTCCTAATTTTGTTCATTATGAAAAAGATTTAGCTGCTGGCAAAAATATAACTTTTAAACCTGGCGAAGCTTTTAACTGTCATTTCTGTATGTTTGATGGTGAGTTAATGAAACATTTTAAAAAATGTATGCCAGATATTTTTAGATCATGGTGTACAGAAAGTGTTTTTTACTATGTGTGTGAATCAATAGGTAAAAGACTTGGTATGTATAATTCTAAAGAGATATCTTTTTATCATCCTAGCGGAAGTAATGATTTAGATGGAAATTCATCTGGTTTTCAAGAACATAAAGGTCCTGAGGATTTATTTAAATCTAAATTATCAGCAAAAGAAAGACTGATGACTAAAGAGTCATTTGATGCAGGCTTTGGTTATGAAGAGATAAAACATTTGTGGCAACACAATCATTCATTGTATGAAAACGATAGGCCAAAAGATCCACAAAAGTTATTTAAATTTATCAAGACTGGAGTTTATTTGACAGATGAAGAATTTAATTATAATAACATTAAACATGTTAGGATTAATTAATTTTTTCATTCCAAGTCTTGGTGAGATATCAATAGTTAAGACCATAGAAAGTATTCAAAAACAAAATTATCCAAATTGTAAAACAACCATAGGCACTGACAATGATGAGGGTCATGAAAAGATAAATGACATTTTAAAACAATTAAAACCTAAAAATGTTTTACATTATAGGTTCCCTGAAAAAGTAACAAAGGGAAGACCAGAGTTACTTGTTGCAAGTGCAATGTATTCCATTAAATATGACTATTGGCAATCAGTTGGATGTGGAGATTGGTTTGAACCATGGCATGCTTCTTTAGTTTTAAAAACCTATGTTGAAAAAAAACCTGATTGGGTTTTTACTTTAAGAAATATTTGGGATAAAAATGGTAATTTTATTTGTAAGGATATTTTTGAAAGCATTGGTTTTCATGAAGTCTGGAATAATCCTGGATATATATTTGTCGATGGTCAAAGTTATTGTATTCCAAGAAGAATGGCATACGATGTTGCTAATTCATTACCAATGTCAAGAGAATTAGATGAAAGAACAGATAAATACATATTTGATATTTTTAGAACAAAATATCCTAACTATGTTTGTACCAATGATTACACTTTGAATTTTAAGCTAAATCGTGGTACAGATGAACAATTAGAATATGCAAAACAATGGTATTTAGCAGGCTATAAACACATGAATGAACAATATCCTGACGGTAAATATCCTTGGATTAAATAAATATGGACCCTTTTTTACACGAACAAATTAAAAATGTTATTGAGAGAAGAAAAAAAAGATTAACGGAAGTTTTGGTACGTGATGTTGACAATCTCAATCAGCTTCACTATATTAGAGGACAAATCAAATCCCTTGAGGATTTGCTACAAGATCTTAAAGACTTGTATGAAAAACAGGAGCAATAAATGACGGAGTCCACGGAGCTACCGAAACGGACTAAAGGCATTGAGAAGGTTTACAAAGACGAAAAAGTCGTCTCAAAAGTCTTAGACGAAAAATCGATAGATAAATCACTTTTAGAAAGATTACCTACACCAACAGGGTATAGAATGTTAATTCTACCTTATGCTGGTCCTACAAAAACAAAGGGTGGTATTCTATTAAGTGACAAAACCCAAGAAACAATTCAATTGACAACAGTCGTTGGCCTTGTGCTTAAACAGGGAAATCTTTGTTATAGAGACAAAGAAAAATTTCCTTTAGGTAGATGGTGTAATGAAAAAGATTGGATTATTTTTGGAAGATACGCGGGTTCCCGATTCAAAATAGAAGGCGGAGAAGTGCGTATAATCAACGATGATGAAGTCATCGCAACAATCACCAATCCCGCTGATATTTTGCACCATTACTAGGAGGTAAAATGGCAGAAGAACAAAAGACTCAACAAGAAGTTGAGCTAGACACCGATGGAGTCAATGAGGAATCTGTAAGTGTTGATCAACCAAAAGAACCAGATCCAGCGTTCCAAAAAAAGGAAGACGTGGACCTGGGTTATACAGACGTTAGTCAAGAGACGAAAACTGAGGAAGAAAAACCTGAAAAAAAGGAAGAAGCCAAAGTAGAAGTTGAAGAAAACGTTGAAGAAAAACCAGTTGAAACTAAACCTGATAATTTAAAAGATAGACAATCAGGTTATCAAAAAAGAATCAACGAGTTAGTCTTTCAAGCTAAAGAGGCAGAGAGAAGAGAAAAAGCTGCTTTGAGTTATGCTAAGGGACTAAAAAAGAAATATAGTAGTATAGAAGAAAAGTTAGATACTACTGATAATAATTACTTAAAAGAAATCCAAGCTAGAGTTACTTCAGAACAAGAGAAACTTAAGAAGTCTATGAAAGAAGCTTTAGATGCTTCGGATTCTGAAAAAGTAGCTGAGATAAATCAACAATTAACTAAATTAGCAGTAGAAAATGAGAAAGTTAATTTGACGTTAGCTGAAAGAGAATCTCAGAAAAAAGAAAAAGCAAAAGACAAAGATTCATCAAAAGATGAAAAAATACCAGGTGAAGAACCTGTTAAGATCAGTAAGAAAGCTCAAGAATGGGCTTCTAAAAATGAATGGTTTGGCACAGATAGAGTGATGACTGGTGCCGCAATGAGTATTCATGAAGATCTATTAGGGGAAGGTATTGAATCTGAAAGTGATGAGTATTATAATAACATTAACAAACGAATGAAGGAGTATTTCCCTCAAAAGTTTGCCCAGGATTCGGCTGACAAAGAGCCTAAGCAACCCGTCCAAAACGTTGCATCGGTAAGTCGAAGACAAGGAGGACGCAAGTCTGTGAAACTCACCAAATCACAGGTAGTAATCGCTAAGAAATTAGGGGTGCCACTAGAGGAATACGCAAAATTCGTGAAGGGAGGAAACTAATGCAAAAGATAAGAACTTCACGCGAGTCTGATTCTCGACAAAAAGTTGAGAGAAAAAAAGATTGGACTCCATCATCCAGTTTGGATGCACCACCTGCTCCGAATGGTTTTGCTCATCGATGGATTAGAGTAACTGTTCAGGGTTTCGAAGACACAGGTAACGTGTCTAGAAAACTTCGAGAAGGTTGGGAATTTGTTAGAGCTGATACACTGTTAAGTGAAATCGGTGAAAACGATTACCCAGTCATGAATGAAGGAAAACATCAGGGGTTAGTCGGAATTGGAGGCCTTGTGTTGGGGAGAATACCTTTAGAGATTCTCAAAAGCCGTGCAGAGTATTTTAAAAGAATTACTCAAGATAGAATGAACGCGGTTGATCAGGATCTGATGAAGGAACAACATCCAGACATGCCAATCAATATTGAGAGGCAGTCTAAAGTGACCTTTGGTGGTAGTCGCAAAAATTAATTTTTTTGCTATTGCTACACGGTCTTAAAAAAACATAACGTTAAAAGAGAGGTAAATACATGGCAAACGTAAGTGAAAAGTTCGGTCTAAGACCGTACAGAAAACTAGACGGTACACCATTAGTAGGAGCTCAAAACAGATATACTGTTAAGAACAACTATGGCACTGCAATTTATCAAGGTGATTTGGTAATTCCAACATCAGCTGGTAACATTGAAAGACATACTGCTGGAAACGGAACAGCTGTTGTGGGCGTATTTAACGGAGTGTTTTATACGGATCCAACTACTCAAAAGCCAACATATAAGAATTACTACCCAGGTAGTGTGGCTACTGACGACATCACAGCTTTCGTTGTTGATGACCCAGATGCTGTATTCTTAATGGACGCAGACGCGGCTTTTACAAGAGCAGATCTATACAAAAACTACTCTGTTACAAATACTACAGGTGTAACACAGACAGGTATCTCGAAAGTACAATTAGACGTAAGTGCTTCTGGAACTACGACAACTTTTGCTGTACAAGCAATTGACATTTCGCAAGATCCAGACAATAGCGATACGGCTAATGCAAACGCGAATATACTTGTAAGAATAAACAATCACTTCTACAGAAGTGGTACAGGAATAGCATAAGGAGGATAAATCATGGCTATATCACGATCACAACTAGTCAAAGAACTAGAGCCAGGTTTGAACGCTTTATTCGGCCTGGAATATAAAAGGTATGAAAATCAGCACGCTGAGATTTATACAACAGAAACATCTGACAGAGCTTTTGAAGAAGAAGTAATGTTAAGTGGTTTTGCTTCTGCACCAGTTAAACAAGAAGGTGCTGGAGTTGTGTTTGATCAAGCAAACGAAACATTCACTGCTAGATACAATCACGAAACAATCGCTTTAGCATTTGCTATCACGGAAGAAGCAATCGAAGATAACCTATACGACAGACTTGCAGCGAGATATACAAGAGCTCTTGCAAGATCAATGTCAAATACGAAGCAAGTTAAAGCTGCAAACGTATTGAACAACGCACAAGTAACAACAGTAACTGGTGGTGATGGAGTCTCTTTAATTAGTGATTCTCACCCATTAGCAACTGGTGGAACTTTTTCAAATGTTCTTTCAACTGCTGCAGACCTTAACGAGACATCATTAGAGCAATCTCTAATTGATATCGGTGCTTTTGTTGATGAAAGAGGCTTAAAAATCGCTTCTCAAGGTGTAAAAATGATAATTCCAAAAGAATTACAATTTACAGCAGAGAGATTAATGAAGTCTCCACAAAGAGTTGGCACAGCTGACAATGACATCAACGCTATCGCTTCTATGGGTATGGTTCCACAAGGTTACAGAGTTAATAACTTTTTAACTGACACAGACTCATACTTCATAATGACTGATGTACCTAATGGATTTAAAATGTTCGTTAGATCACCAATCAAAACAGCGATGGAAGGTGACTTTGATACTGGAAACGTTAGATTTAAAGCTAGAGAGAGATACTCATTTGGATTTTCTGATCCTAGATGTGTATTTGGTAACGGTAACTTACCAACTTCTTAATAGTTTAAATACTAATTAAGTATTAATTTGAGGGGCGGTGCGTTTGCATCGCCCCTTTTTTTTATGTATAATAAATTCACTTAGATAAATTATTATGTCGACTGGCTAAGCAGACGGTATAGAGACGGCATAATGTAATGGCTATACAAAGGAGAAAATTATGGCAAATACAACTTTTTCGGGACCAGTACGATCGGAAAATGGTTTCGAACAAATAACAAAAAATAGTACGACAGGTGCTATTACGGTTGAAGCTACTTATGATGCTAGACCAAACTTTAGACAAACAGTAGACAACACTACTTTAAATACAGGGGCTGACGTAACAACGACTTTAACTACTGCTCAATCAGGAACA